GAGGTCCAGTTCAACTCCAGCGGAGCCTTCGAGGGCGCTGACCTGCTGACCTTCGCCTCGTCGACCGCTGGCGCCACCTTCGGCGCGGGCTCGGCCACAGCGGGCACATGGCCGAAGCTCACCTCGGGCACCGTCCTGACCACCGCCGAGGACGGCGCGATCGAGATGGATGCGGACGCGATCTACCACACCACCGACGCCGGGAACCGGGGCTATGTGCCGGTACGGCACTGCATCCGCCAGGACGCTAGCCGAACGCTGCCCAACGACACGAACGAGAACGCACTCTTCAACAGCGTCACCAACGGACGCCTGACCCTGGAGACCGGGACTTACCTGTTCCAGGGCATGATCATCGTCACCGGCATGAGCTCGACCTCGGGCAACGCGCTCCTGGACATCGCAGGTGCAGGCACGGCGACCACGGGCACGTGGCTCTGGCACGCGGTCGGCGTGGACAACACGACACCGACTAACGCCGCCACGCAGACCGGCTCGTTTACGACGGGTCAACAGTCCGTAGCTTCGATCGTTACCGCAGGCACCGGCACGGGGATGGGGGTCAACTTCCGTGGCACCTTCGAAGTCACCGCCGCGGGGACGCTGATCCCCTCGATCGACCAGGTGACGGCGGCGGCCGCGACGCTCGCCGCTGGATCGTACTTCTGCATCGAGCGGATCGGCTCCACGACGATGACCAGCGTGGGGCAGTGGGACTGAGATGATCCAGCAACTCCTCGCCGCATCCCTCTCGTTCCGCCTTCAAGAACAGCGCGTCCACGTGGACGGCGAGCCGTTCTCCGCTCGCACCGTGCCCTACCTGCTCGAGCTCTACGACGATCCGCATCCCTGGGTCGTCATCCGCAAGGGCGCGCAGCTCGGGCTCACGTCCTGGGCCATCCTCACCGTGCTCGAGCGCATGATCTCCGGCCTCTATCGCAGAGGCGTACTCTACGGCTTCCCGACCCAAGATGAGGTCTACGACTTCTCCAGATCCCGCTTCTCGCGCATCCTCTCCACGAACCAGCACGTGTATGGCGGCGTGGTCAAGGACACCGACTCGGTAGAGCTCAAGCGCATCGCGGATGCGTTCCTCTACTTCCGCGGCGTCCGGCAGCACGACTCCAGCCGGCGACCCTCCAAGCTGCTCTCGATCCCGATCGACTGTCTCGTTTTGGACGAGCACGACGACATGGACCCCAGCGCCGTGGCGATCGTCCAGCAGCGCCTGGACTCGTCCATCCTTCGTCACCGGATCGAGCTCGGGCATCCGAGCATCCCGAACACCGGGATCGACGCGAAGTACAACGAGAGCGACCAGCGCCGCTGGATGATCTCATGCGAGGCGTGTGGCTCGTACACCTGCTTGGAGGACGAGTTCCCACGTTGCATTGGCCGGCATGGCGACGGAGATCTGTTCCGCGCCTGCCGGAAGTGCGCGAAAGAGATCTACGTACAGAACGGCTCCTGGCAGCCGCTCTTCGCCGAGCGGTCCGCGACCTGCAGGGGCTACTGGATGAGCCAGCTGCTCTCGATGCGCAAGCCCCTGGCGCTGGTCGTGCAAGACTTCGAGCAGCACGCAGGGAAAGGCGGGTACGAAGAGGCGCGGATGCGCAACCTCGTGCTCGGCCAGGCGTTTGCCGACCTGGACGATGTGCTCGAGGCGGACTTCTTGCTAGGCCTGTGTGATCGCAACCAGCCCGAGCTGCCCAAGTTCCGGGGGCCGAGCTTCCTTGGGGCCGATGTCGGCGTGCGGACGATCCACTACGCCATCGGGCACTGGCCGCACGAGGATCGCCGCCAGTTCCATGCGCTGGGGGAGTGCTCGGACTTTGACCAGCTCTTCGACATCGCAGCCCGGCACAACGTGCAGTTCGGCCTGATCGACGCGGGGGCCGAGACCCGGGCGGTCTGGGAGTTCGTGCAGCGCACCCAATGGGCCTGGGGGGCGCGCTACACCAGCGACCAGGCCCGGCAGTACCACTGGTCGCCCCAGGAGCGGCTGGTCAAGCTCAATCGCACGATGGTCCTCGACGCGAGCCACCGGCTGATCCTCGATCGCAAGATCGGCCTCCCGCGTCGTAGTCATTATCTAGAGCAGGTCTGGGCGCCGCAGATGTGCAATCTCGTGCGCGTGAGGCACACTCGCCCCGGTACCGGGCAGCAGTCCATGCGCTGGGAAGTCAACGCCGTGAAGAACGACCATCACCGTCATGCGTTCGCGCTCGCTGTGGTGGCGAGCGAACGGGTGAGCGTGATGCGCAACCCGGAGCGAGACGACTACCGCCAGGAGCGCGCGGACTGGGCTGGATCCTGGGAGGCAGCGTAGATGGCCGTGACGCTGATCCGTTGCGAGCATTCGTCCGTTCGGGCCTGTCCCGCATGCCAGGCGCAGGTCTCTCAGGAGCTCACCGCGTCTGATCGCGCCTGGATCGGGTTCTACCTGATCGTGCTGGCGCTCTTCTCGGCCGCATTCTGGTACGGAGTGTTCCGATGTACCTCGATGATCGCAGGATTCTTCCAGTGAGCCGCCGGTTCACCTACCTCATCCACTTCAAGGACGAGCGGGACTCGATCGAGGTATCGGGCGCTCTGGGCGCGCACATGACGCCTTCGTTCTTGCGGATCGACCTCGGGAAAGACGAGTCCTTGCTGTGGTTCGCGCACGAGATCGACCACATCGAACAGCGGGGCGATAGCCAACCGCTTGCGGAGGCGTCGTGACCTGGATCTTTGACGGGGCCGCCGACGATCAAGGCAAGCTCCACGCAGCCAAGCAGGCGTTCCTGGATGCCCTCTCGGCGACCAACGACTTCCGACTCGAGTGCGAGCGAGCGTATGCGTTCCGCGCTGGCGATCAGTGGGACCCTGCGGCCAAGCAGCAGCTCCGCAACGAGGGACGGCCCGCGCTCACCTTCAACATCGTGGGCAGCCAGATCCGGCAGCTCGTCGGGGCGGCCAACGACCAGCGCCGCGAGGCCAAGGTCCGTCCCGTGGGTCCAGAAGACCTCCCGACCTCAGGCGTCATCAACCATCTGCGGGAGCGCGTTTACGCGGAAGGCGAATTCGAGCGCTGCGAGGATGCGGCCTTCGACAATGCCGTCACGGGTGGGATCGGGCACGTATTCCTCGATGCCCACCCCGATCCAGAGTACCCCGATCGGCTCTGCATCACGCTGGAACACATCTCTCCGTTCGAGGTCGTGGTGGACCCGAGCGCCTCCAAGCCCAACGCCGAGGATGCGAAGTACGTGTTCTGGCATCGCTGGTACAGCGAGTCCGAGTTCAAGGCCGCATTCCCTGAGAACGCGGGTGACTGGGAAAAGATCCAGGGCGAGTGGCAGTCTGGAGTGGGCGGAACGGGCCATGTCGATCCGGATGTCGCGCCGTTCCTGACGGAGCGCGCCAAGGCGACGCTGCGAGATCCGCGGTTCTTCCAGGGCCGGGGATCAGAGAAGAACAGGATCCGCATCATCCACTGCGAGTACGAGGCGGCTGCCAAGAAGTACCTCGCCTGGGATCCTCGTATCAACGAGAATGGCGAAGAGGTCGGCTGGCAGGAAGTGGAGCGAGCGACCTACGAGGCGCTCAAGAAGGGTGACGTAACGCCTACGCGCGCCTACAACGCGAGCGAGTGGCGCTGGTTCGTGTTCACGGGGCTGCAGGTGCTCTTCGACGACAAGCAGCCGCTGCCGATCAAGGGTCCACAGATCAAGTCGTTGACCTGCTTCCAGGACGAGCTCGCTGGCTTCCCTTACGGGATCGTACGGGACCTCATGGACCCGCAGCGAGAGGTGAACAAGCGCACAAGCGAGGAGACCAACTGGGTCAGCCAGAGCACCAAGCTCAACCTGATCGTGGACAGGGGATCGCTCGGATCGGATCTCAAGGAAGCGGAGCGCAAGGCACGCAAGTCGGGCGGGATTCTGGAGAAGACCCCCGGAGCGGAGGTGCAGATTGTTCAGCCTCCGCAGATCCCTCCGACCCTGGGCACGCTCTCGGAGCGCTCGCTGCGGCTCGTGCAGCTGATCTCCGGCATCAACATCGACCCGCTGCTGGGTGAACATGCGCAGAACGCGCCAGTCGGGACGGCGCTGCTGCGCCATCGGCAGTCGCTCCAGCAGATCAGCGGCGTGATCGAGAACTTCTACAGCTTCCAGCGCTCGATCGTGGATGCGGTGGTGCGGGTGCTGTTGCTCTCGGTCTCGGATGAGCAGATTGCAGAGATGCTGGGGAACGCGGAGCGCTATGTGCTCCAGGGGACGCGGATTGTGGATCGCGAGAGTGGCAAGAGCGTAGACATCGACTCGCTCCGTGCGATCCGCTGGAACATTGAGCATGAGACGGCGGCGGCCAACACCACGCAGCAGATCATCGGAATGCAGGTGATCGTGGAGACCGGTCAGGCCATCGGCATGCCAATCGACCCGGACGTGGTGATCGAGATGATGCCGGTGTCCGGGGAGGACAAGCAGAAGCTCAGGCTCTACGCGAAACAGGCACAGGCGCAGGCGGCCCAGGCTCAGCAGCAGGAGGCGGCGATCAACGCGCAGCAGGTCAGCCAGGTGTTCGCGATCGAGCAGGGCAAGACCGAGCAACGGCGCGAAGAGGCGACGACGGACGCGCTCATCAAGCTGCTGGAGATCGTGCTCAAGAGCGGTCAGGTGCAGGGCGAGCAGGAAATTGCCGACCTGCAGCAGGCCAAGGCGTTTCTGGACACGATCGTCTCCAGCCGCAAGCAGCAGTCGGACGCGCGGATGCGAGGTGGGAGCAAGACCGCGCCACTCTCGCTGGCGGATGTACGGCAGGCGGTGGCGTGATGCCGGCGGCCGTGGAGAAGCGCGGAAAGAAGTGGGTGGTCCTCTCGCACAAGGGCGCGGGCGGGAAGGTGCTCGGGGCGCATGAGAGCAAGGGCAAGGCGCGCAAGCAGCAGATGGCCATCAACGCCAGCCTGCGTAGACAAGGAAGCATCTGATGGCGAAGAAGCGGGTTCAGACGATCGACGAAGTGCTGGATGCGGGTCCGGGGCTGGCCGATCTCGACGCGGCCTACCAGGCGCTCTCGGCCGATGATGGCACTACGGGCGAAGCCGAGCCGGAGCCCGAGCGAGCGCCTGAGCCTGAGGTCGAGGCGGCTGCAACGCCAGAGGCGGAGGCTACGGAGCCTGAGGCGGAGGCTCAGCCAGAGCCACCCAAGCTCACGCTGAAGCTCGACGCAGACGAGTCGGCTGAGCCTGAGCCCGATGCCGAGCCGGAATGGCTGACCAAGCAGCCCGAGGACGTGCAGAAGTACGTCCGGGAGCTGCGCTCTGCACGAGATGGGCAGCGCCATGCCTACGCGCGCCGCGCAGAGCAGGTACGGACTCTGCAAGAACGGCTTGCCAAGGCCGAGCTCGAGCGCACGCAGGCCATTCACATCGCGCTCGAGGGGCGCAAAGCCCAGACTCCAGCAGCGTCCGCGCCCGCGGCTGCAGCCCTGAAGGCCAAGATTCCGCTCGTGATCGACGACGACACGGGCGAGGCGTCGCTGGACCCCAAGGTGCTCGAGCAGCTCGTGGACGAGCGCGCGCGGCAGATCGTGGCGGCACAGACCGGCCGGCAAGGGGCCGAGATCTCTCGGGTTTCGGTGGTCGATCGGATGGTGTCCGAGGCGGGCATCACCCAGGACACCCAGGCGGCGCTGTTCTCGGCGTGGCAAGACGCACAACAGCTGCTGCAACAGGCCTCCGCGCTGGAGGGTGGCCGACCGATCGCCCATCTCGGCGAGGCCAAGGCCCTACTGCGTAAGCACCAGGCCGAACCGCTGCTCCAGCGGAAGTATCCCGGTCTCACGCTCAATGACCTCTTCGACGTGTTCGAGGGCTCGAGCGACCCGGAGAACCACGGTCATCGGTTGATCGAGGTCGCGCAGAAAGCTCAGGCCCGCTGGTTCGGCGCCAATGGCTCGAACGGCGCGGCTGCGCCTGCCAAGCCGGCGGGACCGCCGAAGACTCCGCGGCCGATCTCCGATCATCCGGCCTCGATGGCATCCCGCGCGCCTGGTTCGAACGCACGAACCGGCCGGGATCGGGCGACGCTCGATGAGATCGTGGCGGTCAACTCCGTGGACTCCGTACTGCACATGACCGACAAGGACATGGACGAGCTCGTGAGGCGCTGGGAATCCGAGATCGGGGAATCGCCCTCTGGCTTCTTGCGCTAGCGGAGGTCGTGCTATCGTTTGAGTGATGGCCGAGCTGCGTGGCCAAGGCACAACGCAGCGACCGCGTGTGGCCGCGATAGCGCCACAGTCGAGCTGGGGACCATAAACCGAGCGACTCGCCTTCTGGGTGCGAGAACCCCAGAACCGGTGCGAAGCCCGACAGCTTCGCGTGGTTCGTGGCTGCTCGGGCTTCGCCCGGGCTGGGTTCATCCAACTACCAGGAGATTCGAGTCATGGCGACTCTCGATATCGCGACAGGCGCGGCCCAGGCAGTCAAGATCTGGTCCACCCTGCTGCTGCAGCGGGCTCTCTACAAGACCTACTACGGTCGCTTCGCGAGCACGAAGATGGACGCTCCGTTCCAGATCCTCACGGATCTGACCAAGGGGCCGGGCGACCAGATCAAGTACGACGTGGTGGCGCAGGAAGGCGGCTACGGCGTCAACGGGAACACCACGCTGGAGGGTTCCGAGACGACGCTGACCTTCTACCAGAACACGCTCACCATCAACCAGAAACGGCTCGCGCATGCGTGGTATCGCATGTCGCAGCAGCGCACGGTCCACCAGCTCCGCAAGACCTCGCTCGAGGTGCTCTCGGACGCCTGGGCGCGGATCATGGACGAGTACCTGTTCGCGTTCCTGTGCGGGACGGCAGGTGCGAACGCGACGCTGGACGCGGACATCACGAACCACGCCGCGCAGGCGCTGGTGGCGGTCGAGGCGGCCAGCCTGATCGACAACACGGGCTCGGCGATGACCGTGGACATGCTCGACGACATGCGCTGGAAGGCCGAGGCCCGCGCGCAGGCGGACGGTGGGCCCGTCCAGAAGATCAAGGTGAACGGGTTCGAGGGCTATCTGGTCTTCATCCACCCGTACCAGGCGGCGCAGCTGCAGAACGACAGCGAGTGGCGCTCGGCGCAGGAGAACGCCGACGTTCGGGGTGACCAGAACAAGCTGTTCACGGGCGCGATGGGCTCGTGGAACGGCATGGTCATCCACGTCTCGAACTACCTGCCGTTTCAGGCGGCGAACGTGGCGAACGCGGTGCTCTGCGGCAAGCAGGCAGCTGTGGTCGGCTTCGGCAATGCCTTCGACACGCTCGATCAGGAGCGCTACGGCAAGGAGTTCGTCTTCAGCTGGCAGGAGCGCAGCCAGACGGACTACAACAACATCAAGGGCGTGGCGGCGTCTGCGATCTTCGGAGTGAACCGGAACATCTTCAACTCCGACTCGCATGGCGTGATCCTGCTCAAGACCACGAGCGCGGCTCCGGCGTAGTCGTGAACGTGCAGGAGGCGATCACCCGCGTCCTCGAAAACTGCGGCCGTGCGGACGCAGGGGATGCGAACGAGCGCACACGAATCCTCCAGGACTTCCGCGAGTTGCTCACCGTGGACATCCCCGAGGACGTGGGTGGTCTCCTCTTGCCGGGCTTCGTCGAGTTCGAGATCGGTACGGCCGTCGATCAGCCGGCCAACTGGGACGACTGGTACGCCGACGACATCGCCAACGGGATCTTTCCGTTCCCGGACCGCCTCAGGACCTTCTCGGGCGTGGTCTACATCGACGACGAGTCGATCATCGACCTCTACGGGTCGCGGGCGCGCGATGTGTTCTTCGCTGCCTACGACGCATCATCGCCTGGGAAACCAACGGCCATCCTCGTGGATGGCAACAAGCTCGTGTTTCGGCCACTTCCCGATGCCACGACACGCACGGTCAAGCTCTACGGCCAGGTGCTCTGGGACGTGGATACGGCGCTTCTCGATACGACCAGCGCGAGCTTCCCGAATCCGAAGACAGAGGCTCTGTGCATCGCTGGCTCGACGGTACTCGAGGCGACGCGGCGGCGCATGGCCGAGGTGGTCAACGTCTGGCGACCGATCTACGAGGGACGCAGACAGGCTCTACTCGAGCTGCGCGGCGCGAGCCGTGAAGTCGAGTACAACGACAGCGAGTACACCTGATGGCTTGGGACGAGAACCTTCCTGCAGGCAATCAGCCGTGGAATCTCGGTGATGATGCCATCCGAGCGAACAATGCTGCGCTCGCCGATGCTGTCGAACGAGAGCACGAGCCGCTCACGGATGCGACCTATGGTGGCATTCACAAGCAGGGCTCTGCGCGTGCTCATGTCTGGACGGGCGCCACGCTCGACCAGACGGCGCTCAACTCAAACTTCAACAACCCGAGCAACGCGAAGAACAGCGGGAAGATCGTTCTGGATCAGCCCGAGGGCCGGATCTGGATCTGCCGGGATGGAGCGTCTGGTCTGTGGGTCGAGCTCTCGGAGATCTCTGGCGCGCTGGCTGTGAACGGGGCGCTAACAGCGACCGGACTGCTGTCCGCGAACAATGGCGTCACGATCCCGACCACGAAGCTGCTGACGGGGCCGACAGGCGAGAACTGGCTCGTGAACGGCGCGCAGCAGATGAACCCGCTGCTGCACGCTGCCAGGCATCTGTTCGGAGGCGAGGACGCGCTGACGGGAATCGTCGCCGGAAACGTGGTTTACAAGTCCGCTACCGGGCCGACTTCTGCACCTGGCACGCTGGTGACGCATACCTATGACTTCTCGGCCCGGGCCGGGAACTCGCTATTGCTCGCCCTCTACTGGGCTGGAGGTAAATGGGAGTTCGTCGGACCGCCGAATCAGCAGGCGTCGATTGCGACGCTGGCATTGCAGCTCAACGACGTGGACAAGGGACAGCTGATGGTTCTCATCGGTCAGTACACGTCCGCGAACGCGATTATGACGGACGGCTCGATGCTTGCGGCCGCGTTCACGGTTCCCAATTCAGCTGGGCAGAAGGTTGACCTCGAGCTGAAGACGCACGTGATCCAGGGCGCAGGAAACCTCGGCACGCTCAACAACTACGGAATGGTGCTGATCGACCTCGGCACGTTGGGGCTCACCACCTGATGCCATTCCAGCCGTATCCGATCGCAGACGTGGCGTCCGGCTTTGTGGACGCGAAGGAGCCTTGGCTGCTCCCAGCGGATGCGTTCGTGCGGCTCGACAACGCCAGCCTCTACCGCAACCGCATCCAGAAGCGCCCGGCGACCGAGCTGCTCGCGTACCTGCGCGATATCGTGACCGCGGAAGGGCTGGGCACGATTGGCGCCAGTACGCTGGCGTTCGGCAATGCGCCCACGCTGGGTCCACAGGTCGGGATCACCGATCCAGCCAACGGTGACCTGATCGGCGATGGAACGCGCATCCCGATCGTGACCGATGCCACGAACTTCAAGATCTACGCGCCCACCTACACCTGGTCGCTCTCGGGAACGGCCCCGGTGATTGCCGGAACGAACATCTGGCGGATCGACGCATCCCCGAGTGCAGGCCTGAATTACAGCTACGTGGACCTCGATACGGGCGAGTGGGTCATCTTCCGCACGTCGTTCTGGCCGACGGGCGCTGTGACCTGCGACTACAGCCACCGCTCGAACCGCCCCACGACGTTGATCCACGAGTACGTAGCCGTGGCAAACGGAGGGCTGTGCGCGAGCGACACGCAGAAGTTCTACGAGCTCAACCTGACCACTGGCCTGTTCGACATCGTTGGCTCCTGGCCCAGCACGTTGACCTCAGACCAGTTCGTCCACGTCTCGTCGATCGAGCAGTCGATCGGCGGAAATCGACGCCTTGTGATGGTGGCGGGTCCAAACGGCCCAAGGGAATGGGACGGAACGTCGTGGACCGCGATCACGTTCGACGCAGGCGCTGGTCTGAGGGCCGTCGAGGCAGCGCGGATGGTGTTCTACATCGCAGGTCACGTCGTGTACCTGCGACCGACGCTCTCGGGCGCGGAGAAGCCGCAGATGGCGGTATGGACCAGCCAGAGCGACTACAACAATCTGCCGATCTCGCACGAAGCGGTTGCATCGACGGATGAGGCGATCCAGTCCGCAGGGATGCTGAAGAACGACCTCTTCGTGTTCTTCGACCGCTCTCTGTGGAAGCTGCGTTACACGGGACAGCCCGGCAATGCGGCGTTCGAGTGGCTGCACGTCTCGGGTGGGCAGAACCAGAAAGGCGACTCGCTGGGCTCGAGCGCCACGCTCTCGACCGTGATGCTGCCGGATCGCCTGCTGACGATGGGTGCTTTCGGGGTGACGCAGACCAATGGCGACAGCGTGTCCCAGGCGCTTGGTGGCGTGATCAGGCTCCCGGACAAGATCGACCTCGACAACATCGAGCGCGCCTACGGGGTCGTGTACGACCAGCAGGGTGAGGCGTGGTTCGCGTTCCCCAGTGTCCAGGCGACGGATGGGCAGGCGGATACCACGCTCGCGCTCAACCTCGCGACAGGAGCAGCCAGCTTTTACGAATGGCCGTTCCGGTGCTTCGGGCTCTGGCGGCGCACGGCGACCGCCGTACAGAACTGGGACGATGCCTTCGCGGGCCTGACCTGGGATGAAGTGGACGTGGCGCCAGATGCGTTCGGCCTCGAGGCGGGCTGGCCCGTCATGCTCGGAGGCGACAGCTACGGCGGCGTGTACCGCATCCCGGCGCTCGTGGGCGATGCGTCTGGCGAAGTGGCTTTCGACATCGAGACCAAGCGCATCAATCCATTCATGGAGCGCTCGGCCTATGTCGAGGCCGATCTGGGCTGGATCGACCTGTTCTCTCAGGCCGTTCCGTCCGGGACGCTGCGGGTGCGCATCTATCGCGACTACGAGTCCGCTCCGTACTACGACCGCACCGTTCCGCTCGACCCGCAGGGGTCGAACGAGAAGGTCTGGCGGCGCGTGAACGTGTTCAAGGCGGCCCGCCATCACAGGATCCGCCTCACGTACACGGGCACGTCACGATTCGCGATTGATGCGATCGTGCCTTGGATCCAGGCGGGTGGGCAGCTGGAGTATTCCGCATGAGCTTGCGTACGGCCGAGATCGAGCTCCACGTCGATCGCGGCGTGTCCACGCCTGCGGTCGAGCGCCATCTGGTCGCGGCGCGCAAAGCCTTCGAGGAGGCCCGAAGGGCGATCGAGCAGATCGCGATTCTGGATCTGGGCACATTGCCGACGGCCGCGGAGAAGTTCCGTGGGCGTCTCCTCTTCAAGCGTGGAGGCACAGGCGTGTCCGATGAGTTGTGGATCTGCCACAAGGACTCGACGGACGCCTACATCTGGACGCAGATCGTATGAGCCGCTTCTGGAAGATCCTCGCGAACGTCGGAGTTCTATGGGCGCTGCAGAGCGCGCTCTATGCGCTGCTTCCGGATACGGGCGCCCAGCTCGCACTGGGACCGCTGGCCGCCATTGCGGGACTCGCCGCAATCGGCGCTGTGGCTGGTGGCGTCAACGCGCACAACAAGGATCAGCCTGTCTGGAAGGGCATCGGGACTGGGGCCTTGCTGGGCGGCACGCTGGGCGCGGGGCTGATGGGCGCAGGCATGCTCGGCGGTGGAGGCGGTGGACTCGGAGGACTGCTCGGTGGCGGCGGAGTGGGTGGAGCGGGCGGGGCCGGCGGCCTGCTCTCGAAGCTCACGATGGGCGGAATGGGCGGAGGCGCAGCCACTGCCGGCGGCGGAGGTGGCGGGGGCCTGCTCTCGTCGCTTGGGAACATGTTCGGCGGGGGCGGAATGATGGGTGGCATTCCGGCGGGAGGGACTCCCACGGGGATCAACCCGGATCCCGCCGCACAGGCCAAGCTCGATGCGCTCTTCGGTGGCGGCGGTGGTGGTGGCGCCGGTGGTCTACCCGCCGGCAAGGGCGGAGGAGGCTTCTGGGACTCCCTGCGGGACTTCCTCTCGGGTTCGTCCGAGGAAGCGCGTCGGCAAGAAGAGATGGAGCAGATGCTCGAGCTCATCAACGCGGATCGGTTCCGTGGAGCATTCCGCACGGACGTTTCTCCTGCGGCGGCCCAGGTGCTTCCGCAGCCTCTGGCTGCGCTGGGCGCGATGAATCCAGGGCAGAGGCTTCTGCCGGGTGGTCTGAACTTCTAGGAGACGCCGATGGCGCTCTTTGGTAGCGGTGGAGAAGTCGAGGTCCCGGGGTACGCGCGTGTTGCGCAGGCGAACGCGCTCGGGGCGAATCAGCTGCAGAATGCGCTGATCCGATTTCTCGCCTCGGGCCAGCCGGCGACGGTGGTGCCCTTCGGCAAGGGGGCGTATCGAGGCGGCGGGACGCCGTTCCCTACGGGAACCTCTCTCGAGGCGCTGGGATATGAGGGCGATGTCGTTCCGGGCGCGGGGCCACTGCTGGAATCGGCATTTTCGCGTGCAGGGCAGATCGGCACAGGCGCCCCGACTGAGGCCCGGCTCTCGCAGCTGGGAACGCTCGTGCAGGGCCAGCCAGCGGTCAACCTCGACCCGGCGCTGCGGGAGCGGTTCTTTCAGAGCTCTGTGGTCGATCCTGCCATGCGGCGGTTCGAGCGGGACACGATCCCGGCCATTCTCGCTCGCTTTGGCGGCGGCGGTCAGACCGGGGCGATCCGTGAAGAGCTCGCGCGTGCAGGCACGGATCTCCAGACGAACCTCGCCGGGATCGGTGCGGGGCTGCTCCGCGACGACGAGCGGCTGAATGCGCAGCTCGCCGATCAGGCTCAGCAGCGCTCGCTGGCAGCGATCGGCAGTCTGCGCGAAGAGGAGCTGCTCCCGATCTCGGTGCAGACGCAGATTGGCGACTTGCAGCGCTCGATCGTCGGCCAGCAGAACCAGGAAGCGCTGTACCGAGCACTGCTCGCAAGTCCTTACGGGGACCCGAGGCTGTCTATGCTGCCTTTGATCGGTGGGGCTTCGAGCACCTTCGGGCCGCAGGTCTCGGCGGGCGGCAATCCCCTGTCGGGTCTGCGGACCCTCATGGGGGGCTTCTGAGATGCC